TGACATATCTCTTGTGCCATCATTCTCACGTCTTTCTTGTTTTCTTCGCTTAGCTTTTCTATTTGGCATTGTTAGACTCCTCTTTGCACTTAGGACATTTCTCACCTTTATAATATCCGTGCTTTGAACAAATTCCTGCTATTTTCATTTTATTCTCCTTGTTTATTTTCTGCACTTTGTACAGATATATTCTATACATCCATAACTGGGGAAATTATCTAAGTATTGAGGAGCACCTGTTAACTCTGTGTCATTTTTTGCTTTATACTGCCACGTTTTTCTACATTCTGGACACTTAAACGGTTCAGATATACGTTTAGGTCTTTTCATATGTCTTTTCCTAGTCTCATTGACCTTTCTGTACTCTTTATCTGCAGGGGGATTTTTTACTATACTAAATTCAGGCATTTTTATTACTCCTTCTGATGTGCACGATCAGTACTTGCTGTTACCTTTCTCTTGAAAGGGCCATCCTCATCAACATCTACATCCCATTCATATTGTAAAGGATATTTCTTTTTTACATCAGACTGTAGTTCCTTTACTATTGCAACAGTTTCTGTTAAAGCAACTGATAACTTATATAATCTATCATATATATCTTCTAATTCATGATCTCTCATAATATACCTTCCTTTTAAATTTTTAAGGAGCCCACTGGTATCCCTGCGTCTACTGTTCCAGCTTTTATGCCCGGGCGATAGGTACTAACTGGGCTCCTTAATTAGATGGGACTTGGCAAGGCGTTTCGAGACTCATAACTTGCGGTAGCGAATCTCAGTCTAGTCGCAGATGTGTGGATTTGGTTAGCCTGCAGGGCACCTATTCCATCTAGCCATCTTCCAAGCCCCCTCAATTTGAACTTATCACGGTTTGGTACTTTGTTATTACCGCGAAATCAATCCCCTGAGAATATCTTCTCGATAAGCTCAATTCCTTCTTTTAGTTCTGAATCTTTACCATCACTTGCAAGATATATTTTATCTCCAAAGTGTCTTTTTGCAAGGTGTAAGATTGCAACAACATATTTATCATATGGTTTTCGTGCTGTTTTACAAAAGTTAAAGTATTTACCATCTTCATCTGTCGCTACAAATGCTTTATCCTTTTCAATCTCAACTCGGGTGAAATAAAATGTTTCATGCCCACCATCGCTTTTACCATTAAAACGTATAATTTCATCTGTAATTTCAGGCTTACGGTCTAACTGATCGCTTTCCCAACAGAGTTCTGTTGTTTCATTTATTATTGCAGTAGTATCTTCTGTGAAATCACTCCATTTTTGTGAGTCAAGTTCCTTTTCTTTATACCAATAATGTGTATAACCCATATTATTCTCCTATGCTTGAGCAATTGCCCACTTAGTAATTTTAGGATAAATCATTGATTCCATTTTATGAGTACTTTCTCTATTTCTATCGAGACTATGTGTAGCTACCCATGTTGCTGCATTTAATAAATCCCAATATGTTTTAGGTTTATGTAATAATAAATATTGAGTTAATGGCTCCATCGCAGTTGTTGGTACTAACTTTATAATTTCCGAAACGTGCCTTTTCTTTATTGGTGTCTCAACTAATACTGGGAATTTATCATCAAATGTATCTGTAATTTTATGAACAGTTTCTTCTATTATATCTTCTAATTTATCTAATGATTTATTCCATACATTATGTACGTTTCTTTTTCTTCCCAATAGGAATCCTATTACCATTCCATTAGAACATACCATTCTGAATGCGCCCCCCATCACATCAACAACTGTTGTTCCATCATAACTATTTTTAATTATTATTTCTGGATTAACATAATCATCTTTATCTATTTTTACTTTCATCTTTGGGAATCTCCATACCCATTTTGTTCTTGCTCCATCTCCAAACATTCTTACTTCACTAAGAGTAGCATTATGTGATTTTAGAACTTTGCTGGCTGACGAGAGAACTTCCTGATTTGTTACAACTTTATATTCATTCGTCATGCAACTAAGAATTTTACCAGTATCCTCTCTAACTATAAACTTATATCCAGTATTATCTGCAACTTCATCAAGATTATGATGAATAGCTGGTACTTCTTTAACGGGAAACAGTGTCTGAGTTATTCCTACTGTAGACATTATTGTACTCCTTTCTTTTTACTTTTTTCTTTGATGGCGTTCTACCATGTTTCTTTATTTCTAATTCTAACAACTTTTCTTTATCTGTATTCATTTGTTGGATCATCTTTTGTAAATAAGGAAATCCTTTCCCTTGCGTATGTCTTTCATCCTGAACGTATTTGTGTACAACTAATTGAATTATATCTTCACTAATATTTGATATTCCTTGTAAGAAATAAAATTGTTTAATCTTAGTATTTTCTGAGGGAATATTTTTTATAAGACGTATAACATTTCTAAGTATCTTTTGTGTTTTTTTTGACCTTTCTGAAAGGAGTGCTACTATTCTTTTTTGTGGGTTGTAATTTCCTTGATCGCTGAATCCGCACGCTGGGCATTTCATCTTCATTCTCCTTCAGGTTGTTTGTAGTTTTTATAAACTTTCTGGCCGCCTCCAGTGGGGATTTAAAACCACAACTAATTAAATGATCTTCTAATTCCCTTTCTCTTCCTTCACTAGCCAGATAATGTATCCATCCCATCATTGACATTTCCAATCTCCTTTACTTGAGTTTTAGCTGATATTATCTTCTTTCCAAGATAATATACTTCATCCTCTTCTTCAAGAATAGAAGGAACATCAGTAATAATTACATTTGCATTAACATTACAAGATACTAATATACCTTCCAAATTACTTTCTGTTAAAAATCTATCTCCTGGATTTAAACTCTCTAAATATCTGTATCCGCGAGAAGGTTTCCATTTTATTTTCATAATTATACTCCAGTTTAATCGCAATCACCACTTGTACAACCTGCTTGTCCAATTCTTGATGATGTTTCTTGATTTATTTGTTCTTGAATTTTATCATCTCTTAAATCAAGTCTACTTCTTTTAACAGGTTGAAAACCTTCTTTAAACTGTTGTTGTATTCTTTTAAGATCACCTTTTATCTTTTCATATGGTTTTTTCCATTCACTATTATCTACACATGGGACACATGTTGATATTGACATTCGTAAACTATTTACTAATAAATCTACTTCTGTATCAGTAAATTTTATTAGGACAGTTGCCTGTTTATTCATCTTCTTTATTCTCCTCATCTATTATCAATAATGTATTTGCTACATATACCATAGCATCAAGTATTTCTTCTAAGCTTTCTTTTATCCAATTCCGTCCATCATCACGTGGAATGCTCTTTCCATATTTTAATTGACCAACATCTAATCTTTCTGCAAGTTTGACTAATACAGCATCATTTCTAGACATTACATTACTATCATCAGTTATAATTAAGCTATGTACTTCATTAGCAATATTGTGTCTTATTGTTGCTTTTTCTAAGTCATGATTATGGTATTTACTAAGTACTTCTTCAATTGTATCAAGAACATCCATAGCTCTTATTTTGTTAATAATCTCTTCCTTTTGCATATCACTCATACTCCTGTTAAAGTTAAGATTAGGAGAATGAAAGGGAAAGAAGAATGAATCTGGTAAAGCTTCTTCTGCTTTCGCCAGTGCTAACTAGTATTACGTCCTCAACACCGTTCCCCTTGACTCTCTTTTTCATCTTCCTGTTAGAAAGGAACATCCTCAGCTATTTCATCTTCTGAAAGTTTCTGTCCATCCCCCCAGGGGTAAACATCTGTAACTTTCATAGCTGTACGTTTCTTTCCTTCGCTATTTGTGAATGAAGTTTCCCTCAATTCTACTAAGCAAGGAAGACCAATTACATCATCCTTCTCGATTTCACCTAATGTTACATTCCCTTCATCATCTTGAGGAAATGTGACTCCGATGTTCTCAAAGAACTCTTTGTATCTACGGTTCTTCCAACCCTCTCCCTTTGTAGGGTTAGGAGTTAGCCAAACACCTTTATCGATTCGATACATGTTACCAGCCATATGTCCTGCGTTCACCGTTTGAGGTGTGCCATCAGAATTTATAGCTTGTATCCATCCACCATTTCCGTCTTTAGCTAATTTAGGTACATCTAGTTTTCCAACTTCTTCAGCTATTGTAAAACTAAGATTAAATACCTTACTTTGATTATACTCTCTTGACTCGAAAGTAGTAATATGAGCAGGATATGTACCTTCTACTGTTGGTGTAAAACCGTCTTCACTTTCATTGAAAGTAGCTTCTACTGGTTTCATCGTATTCTCCTTATTTGCTGTTTGTTCTTACTGTTGTGTATTCATCAACAAGGTTGTTGAATTTATCTCTCAATTCCTTCATCTTGTTTGAATATTTCGCACCTTTCAGTCCTGCAAAATATAACTGAGGTGATACATATGTATTATCTGCAGTTTTCATGAATCTACGTGTTGAGTTACGTCTTGAACTAACAAGTCCTTCAGTTCTCATTGAGACAAGAGTATCCTTATCAAGAACACCCTTTTTAACGAGTTCTTCAGCTTGTTTTACAGTTAGTTTACCCATTGAGTTTCTCCTCTGTTGATTCGGGGTTTATTGTTTCATCTATTGTATATGAATGAAAACTAGGATTTATTGTTATTTGCTGGCTATCGTGAGTCTTAAATGTCATCATTGGTTTTCCATGATAGAGTCGTGTCCCAGTAAAGGTTACTCTACGAAACTGTGCCCCATCATTTGTTCCAACTGTATATTCATGTCCTGTTATAAATAATTCTGTATCATTAAAAGATGCTCCCATTTTCATGATTTCATCCTCTCTAATTTAGCAACAGAACCTTTAAAGTTTGCATCATTAATGACTCCATCATCGATCTGAGCTTTGATTTTATCTGCAAGTTTAGCATCACCTATATTTGATGTTACTTTCATTATTTCTGAAATCTGGTCACTATTTAATGGATCAGGTGGGACAGGTAAGTCTTCACCTGCATATATATACAAACCTAATCCATGTAAAGCAATTGCTTTTGCTAAACATCTTTGTATTGAAGTATTTATTTGAAAGGCATTAGGTTCATCAACAGTTTTATTCATATGATCCAATACAGGATGAACTTGTGTTTTATCTACATTATCTGCTGTCACAGTTACTTTAACAAAACAACCTGCACCAGTTCGCATATAAGGGGCTACTATTTCTCCGTTACCATGAGAATATTCATGTATTTTCCAAGTGGATTCTGGAGCTGCTTTAAGAAGTTCTCTAACAGCAAAAGCCCAACTTAGATACGTGAAATTTCCTTTCTTTTCTGTATATTCATTTACATTTACTTCATTTAACATTTTAAATACACTCATTATGTATCTCCTTATCTTTTTGTTGGCATTGATACTCCTGGGCAATACTTATCTTTATATTCACAGTATTTGCATTCCCAATTCCACAATGGAACATTAGGACTTCCTGGAATTAATTCTTCAGGATGCTTTGTATTATCAGATACTTCTCTAAGTTCTGTCCAATATTCATAAGCTTCTTCCATCCATTCATCTGCAATTGGCTCTTCTCTTATTGCACTTGTATCTTTATTGTACCATAAAATGCTGAGACTTACATCTGTTGTGCCAGAATCTTTTCCTAATCCAATTCCATATGTTCCAATCTGTAATTCATAATTTACTGATGGATTTGTATCACGTTTTCTTCCAAATTTCATTCTCCATTTCCATGATCCACAGGTCTTTATATCATAAACTTTTATACGATCATTCTTCTTATCAATTACTCCAATATCAAGATGTCCAACAACAAGAAACTGTGGAAGCTGTATTTGATATTCTGTGACTAGTTCATATTTAGGACTTCCTAACCATGCCTTTATTGATTTCTCAATGTCACTATGGACAATGGTGCCAAGTCTGAGTAATCTATTTGTTCTGTGTTCTATTGGATCAACTTCATAATCTCTTGCTCTATATATCATCTTACGATAACAACTTCCAGCAGAAGATGCATTGAACCATCCTTTAAAATCTTCATATTTTACTTTATTAACTTCTCTTTTTCTTTCGAGATATTCGTGATATATTTTTTCTATGTCTATCCAGTCTTCGCTTTTGTACATCTAAAATTCTCCTTTCATCACTCTAAATTTAGTTATTTATACACTTAGATCAAAATACTAAAGAGGATTTATTGACCATCATGCCATTTTATTGGTCTGTCATGTTTTTATAATAACAGGAGAAATTAACCTTTTAGAAATTTTACATTTTCGTTTCGTTGTAGTTTCCAGTATTCCATCTTTCTTTAATTCATTAACACGACCAGATACTGCATTTATATCAAATCCAGTTAAATATTTTAATTCTCTAAGTGAGTATGTTCCATCAGGCAATATATTCATTATTTCTACAATTTTATCTTTTTGTGTTGAGACTGTTCCATCTTCGTTTATATCTTTATATGCTATTTTTGATGTAGTTGCTATTGTCATTTATATTACTCCTAAGTTAAATTGACCATTCATAAGTATATCCACATTCTTTTTCACACATAATACCAACAGTAGATTCATCTGATTCTGATGTTCCAAACTCAACTACTATGATTTCATTGCCGCAATCAGGACATGGCTCTTCACACTTTTGAAATTTCTCATATTCAGATGTATAATGATAAGGTTTCTCAATTATATCTATAATATGTTTCATTCTTTCTCGCATATCCCATATATCCATATTCTTAGGAAAACAATTATACATATGTGGTTCATCATTAAATGCTATCCATTTAAGAAAACGTATAAATTCATCACTACATCTAATTAAAACTTTGTCCATTGATTTACTATCAAATGAAGGTCTACATTTATTACATGAGCAATCTCTTCTTCCAGTATGTATCATGTTTTAATCTCCTTAAAAGATTTTTCATGTATTTTATATAAAGGAAAAACTTCAAGTAAATAATCCATATCTTTTCTATTACTAGGCTCTGCTTTTGATAGATTTTTATCCTTTTCATATTTTATTAATTGTCTACGTGCCATTGTTAATGCTTGTGATATTATATACTGACCCCTCATACTATTTACAAATTCCATTTTGTCTTTTGGATGTTGCGTGTTGAAATTCATTCTCTCTCCTCTTGAAGTTACGTTCTCCATTAAAATACTTCTTTTCTAATTCATGCATTCTTTTTACAGCTGAACCATTTTTACTTATTCTCTTTTTATCTAGTAACATTTGATAGAATAATATGCAAGCAGCTATTGATAATTTTGAGTCGTCTCTCCCACTCTTTTTATATTTAATTGGCTTCTTCATCTTCTAATCTCCTTAGTATTTGATATATTAATAATAATATCCATATGCCTGCTATGTCAAACATGACTTCAAGCATTCTTATCTCCTTTCCTGCGAGGTAGGGGTTAAAGTTTATGAAAAATTAGGTTCATCATCAAAATTATATCTCATTGTTCTCTGCAGATATTCATATGCCCTTGTATATTTATCAAAGTAATCTGAATCTTGTTTTGAATATAGAATACGTCTTAGACTCATATTATCCTCAGTATTTTCTAAATATATATCTACTTCTTGTGGCATTTCAATATCTTCAATACACATAATTTTACCTTTGTCTTGAACGATAAAATTTACCACATCCCATACAATATTTCCAATGAAACGAAGGATGCCTCCTATGAAACATATGGGGTATCTTTCTTATAATCCACTTAAAATAGGATATTTTCATATCTGTTCTCCTTATTTTTCTTTTTTCTTTCCTTCTATTAAGTCTTCATAAGGTGCAATATCAGGTGCCATGTTAATTGTTACTTTAACTTCATTAAGCTGGTCATGCTTATATTTATTATTTACTTTTTTAGCTTCATCAATCATACCTAGCATCATTCTTAAATCAGTTTCTGTGAATAGATTAAAATCTAAATCACCCATCCATGATATTTGATATTCACCATCATCATTTTTTGATATTGTAGGTCCATTGATTGGCCAATACATTATTGTCATTTTATATCACCACCTCTAACAAATTTCCTTCCAACACTAAAAGCTTTATCATCTTGGAAAACTGGCATATAATATCCAGAACCATCTTCTAACCATTTATCTAACCATCGTCTTCTATACATATTTTTACCATGTGCTTTACTAACAGGAATAGTACCATCTCTGGTATAATTCTTTAAAGTAACTTTATGCATTTTACAATACTTAGCAGCCTCATCAGCTGTTAACCAAACACTATATAATCTAGAATTATCTAACCTCATCGTTTTTCTCCTTTGCTACTCTGTGCCATATTGCAAGAAGTTGATTTTTACTCTTTCTTAATGCAGCACGTTCTGATCCACCAAATTCCCACTGATACCAGTGAGCTAACTCATACTTCCATTTATATGGACATGATATTAAACCTAATTCATACTTAGCTCTTCTTATATCCTTTTTTTCCATCCAGTTTAGAAAACTGTCAACTTCATCTATTGGCATTTTTATTGTCTCCTGTTTCAAAGAATCCCCATTTACCATAAAATATACGATTCGCATCAGGCATAGCTACATAATGTCCACAGGTTGACTTAGAAGACAGATATTCACCAGTTGAAACTGGACTAACACCTTTAGCTGTATACAAAGTAATATGAAGAGGTGTTTTCATGTCAAACTGTTTATCCAAAACTACTCGCGAGGATACTTCTGGCACCTCAATCCTTATTTCACAACGTAATACACCAAAACCAGATTGTATTATAACTTCTCTAATTTCTACCATAGCACTATCTCCATCTTCTACTCCATGAGGAAAGACAGGACCATCAATGGGATTATAATCAAAGGTCATATGTAGACCTGAATCAAAAAATACTCCCGAGTATATTTTCATATCTGTTCTCCTTTATTTATAAGTTTCTTTGCTATCCAATGTATGTAACAGAGCTGTGGTGGATACTTCTTTCTTGCAATAAGATTCAATTTAATGTTTTTACCACATATTCTACACTTGTACTTAGACGATAATTTAGTATAATGATATTTTTTCATGTATTTGAAAATTCACCTCCTTCTAGGTGTTTTGCTTTGCGTAATTCATCTCTTATCTTACGTTTCTTAATTTGAGATGCTGTTCGACCATGCTTAGACAAGTCGTTATTCTTCTCACGTCTATCCTGTTTTCTGCGTTTAGCTCTCTTATTAGGCATTATAACACCACCTCAAATCGTTGTTTCATCGCTTTAACTTTTCTAGGATCAACACCATGAATATTCATACCACCATGTCTATTCTCAACAATGACTGAAAAGAGAAACCAGTTATATTTATCTTTAAGATCATGGTAAGGTTTCATATCAGGATCATATACTGAAAATGTATTATGAATAAATATCTTAGTTGTTATCTTATTCATCATCCATTCTTCAACCTGAGCCTGACATGCTTCATGATTTGTTTTAAGGAGATTGCCATCCCATTCATAATCTCCATCACTGTTATAAAAATAATCATCAGTTGCTATTGATACAGAGCAGTGTGGTTGTATTGCCATATTATCAGCAAGTATCTGCTCTACAAATGATGTCTTACCAGCACCTGGTACACCACGAATAAGAAATAAAGCACCATTCTTTGTCTGGCTATATAATTTCATGACTGTTTTCTCCTTCTCCTTATTCTATCCATAGCAACACATAATCTCTTCCATGATTTAGATGCATTCTTGGTAGAACCATACTTTCTCTTATATTCAGCACGATATTTAATTTCATCTATTTTCATAACATTCCTTTCTGTTTAATAATTTAAAAGAGTGTGTGACGGGATTCAAGAGATGCTTTAACAAAGCACCGGGTTACCCGCTAGTAACGACTATTTTAGGGACTTTCGTCCTCACGATATAGTATTAGATACCTGTCAGTATCATCCTGATGACTGATCTTTAGGACCATTGTCACATATAAGATGATGTACAACACAACTAATACTTCACAGCTTGAGATAGCAAACTCATTAACCTGTGAGAATACCGTAGCAAGAGGTTCTTGCTTTAGGTTGCTGTCACTACGATTACTAGAGAAGTTACTCTCCTTCCTCATGCAACAGGTCTCCGAAGAAACCTGTCACTCCCATTTGGTTAGAGGGCACCCATCGGTGCAGTACTCTACCTGTAATACCCTTGCCAAAGAATATCTACAGGTTTCACAAACCCAGTAGCGATAGTAAATCGCGTAGCCACCATCAATCCTGACAATGCACCGTCAGAACATCAAGTCACTCTTTTAGTGTTATTAGCTCATGTGGGAATCGCAACCACAAAATCTATTCTAATTAAGTTTGTTCTTCCTCTTGTTGGGATTTCAACCGTACCATTAATTTCCAAGCTGTACATAACATCATCAAATAGATTTAACACATCTCAAGTTTGAGCTAATAGTAATTCATAAAATGGTTAAACAAATTAAATTATTTCTTGGAGCTAGCTACTCCCTAGGATTTTCACCCGAAGACACCATAGGTCTTTGTTTTGGTACTCCTTTATTAATTGATTAGTATTAACGTCTACCTGCTCAGATACATAGACAGTCTAATCAATAGTTCTAGACAGAGGTGAACCAGTGCTACCTGTTTTCTTTAAATCACTTGTTTTGCTTGCAGTATGATAAGTAGCTCAATCAGTACAATTGGCGTTGGCATCATGAATGACTTTCGTCCCTTTCACGAGCGTCTTTGTACTGATGTGAGCTACAATATCTGAGACACCTTATTCTGGTTATAGGCTGTGAGCAAACAGCAACGAACCACGTTGTGGACAATAATGTATAAGATGTCTCAGGTTTAAACTTGCTAACCCTGTTAGTATAGTTGCAACTACACCAACTATTTGATTTGAGGGTCTCATCTATGAACCTCGGTATCTATGCATTTGATACCTATCTCACAAAGAGATAATCAGTGCGCATCATCTATTTAAGAGGTCTTATTTGCGGTAGAGTTACACTACTAATCTCTCCAACTGCTATAGATTTGGGTGAATATAACAGAATTTGAAATCGCGTCAACAATCTATTTCTTAGGATATTAGTTGGGGTGTAATTAGCACCCGAAGCTCTGATGCCACGACAAGGCTATCCACTATATCAGAGGTTTATGCCCATGTTATTTGTATAATGCAATAATAAAAGGGGTTGAGAGTATAAGTATGTATCAGGATAGGTGACGTATGTAGAACTATATATCCCGCTTTAGAGACAATTCTGCCATATATCCCCTATCCATCAACATATGAGTCCCAGTGACTCTAAATACTGCTCTATATATCCCGCGATACAGGAGGAACAGTAAGTAAACACAACTTCCTCAATAGGTCCAGTTGTGGTGGTTGCTAGCCGTACAGATCAGCCCTTGCGATCAGTAAGCACCTCCTTGAGCATGGCCATCGTTTGCTCCTGCCCAACGATAATGCGCTCTAGCGCCTTGTTAAGCACATCGTTAACCTGAGGTTGTGCTACCTCAGACGCCTGAGTAATAGCCTTTATGAACTCCTGTCCCACACCTTGCGTGGGAGGAGGAATGACACCTGCTGCCATGCCATTCTGTACCCAGTTGTTAAACTGGTTGTCTATGACCCACGGCTGTAGCCGTACACGAAGACCAGCGTTCTTAGCGTTCATATTACCCATGCTAATTGCAAGGTACGCTTTGAACATACTCATCACCGTTGGGTCAACTAGCGGCTGTGCCGCATTCCCTAGTACCATTATGATACCTCCTTTGTAGGTTGATTAATCAAGGAAAACGATCATAACTAAAAAGTCATAATCAAAAAACCCTTTAATAGGGGTAGGGTGTGTGTATATAGGCGCATTTCAAAATCCTATAATTTTTCTTGTAAATAACCTGGTCATAGCTTAATATTGGCATATGGGATACATAACTACGAAAGACCTTAGCGGCGGAGAGGGGCAGACAGCAGTAGCTAGGAGAATAAGGGAAGAAGCCCAGGCTGCTCTGTTGGAAAAAGCAATTGCTGCCATTGAAGTCGAAAAAAAGAAAAAGAAAGAACCAAAGAAAAAGAAATCTACAGTTGATAATAAAGATATATAGTATATATATATATATATGAGTATCTACTAGTAGGATCAATTATGGGAATCTGTATAGACTGGTTAAAGCAATTACCTTACGAGGATCAAGTTGATTTTCTGGAGGATTTACAAAGAATGGCGACAATAAGTGAGGTTGGCCCCTTTGTTCCCATTGAGATTGATGACATCAAGTATATGATTCCTATTCGGGTAATGGAACTCATAGATGGTCTGTATTCTATGTCTATAAGGGATGGTCATGGAAAGCCAAAAGATTAAGAATACTCGCCACTATGTATACGATACAATCGAAGAGTTCCATGATACCCACAAAGGAAAGTCTCCACTTGGAGATTGGAGAAAGGGGAAAGAAGGAGATTGGGTGTGGAGTGATGATGGGAGGATTATCCAACTTCTCAAGGTATCGCACAAAATCTCTCATCCCAATGATAGGAAAAACTACAAAAACGCTAATGGGTGGGTGCGAACAGTGGTTGGCACTTTTCTCAATACCCCTAAAACAAAGATGGATACTGACTTCTTTGAGCATCCCAACCGATACACATTCAGCAAAAAAATCAAGAATACCAATTCACGAATACGAACTAGAGAAACCTGTACAAACAAAGAGAAGGTATTCGCAACCACTGTTGCAACTGGGAAAGACGTTGTTTCTTCCTATATGGAAGCTTTCACTGAGGCAAACAGAAATTCTGCGAGGAAGAAAGCAGTCATACTTTTAAAACAGAGGAGAATTATGAGTGAGATAGAACGGACATCAAAGGAAATTGCAAAAGAGCTTGGTATAGACCACGAATACATACTAGGCTCACTAAAGCAATTAGCTGATACAAGCGAAGACCAGAATATTGCTCTCCAATCCCTAAAAGAGTTAGGAAAAGCAATTGGTACGCTTGGATCACCTGTGAAAAGAATAGAAACTGGAGTTGTTGGACTATTTCAGGGGTTTGACCCCAAAGAGATAGAGGAAGCAAAACGTAATCTTCTACCAGCGGCTCAGGAGGAGGTATAATTGGCTTGTCCACATTGTAGTAGTCTACTAACAAAGAAAGAGGGAAGGAAAAGGAATAAGAAGACTCTCCGTCAGCAATTTAGTTGCAAGAGTTGTGGAAAGTGGTTTTCAATCCCCATTCCATCAAGTGTAAAAGAATACGATAATAACATAGAGCCAGGAGAGATTTTCTCCTTTTCTAGTGATAACCGCATTAAAATCCACGGGTTGACTGATGTTCACCTGGGTTCCAGGGAGTTTGATCTTCATAAATTCCAGGAGGCTATTCGTAAAATCTATACTGATGATAATGCAAGATGGTTCGGGAATGGTGATATACTCGAATTAATTCCCCCTCATTATAAGATAAATCAACGTGGACAATCTGTCCCCCCAGAGGAACAATACCTCTCTTTTTTAAAGATTGTGCAACCCATAGTTGATAAATGTCTATTTATACGAGGGGGAAATCATGATTATCTCAGGAGTTTCAATATCCTAGATTTTGATGTTTGTAAAACTCTTGCTAGTGAGATGAATGTTCCTTATTTTCGTATGCCAGGATATTCTAGGATCACAATAGGTGAAAAAGACTGGTACCTAGTTAGTGGGCATGGTAGAAGTGGGGCAAAAAATGGAGATACTGAACTTGATAAGATGGCATCCGTTTATACAGATGGGGATGTTTTCTTCTTAGGGCATAACCACCAGTTGTATGCAAAGCCTATGGATTCTCTCGCTATTGACGATGAAGGAATGGAAACATTAAAGAGAAAGTGGTATATACGTGGGGGGTCGTTCCTCAGATATGCAGATTATACTCGATATGCATTCTATCCTATTGTTCGCACTGGATGGATAACAATGGAATTTAGTAAAAACTCAGTAAAATGTTGGGAGAACTAATGGCATCCAATCATCCAAATAGAAAATCGGTTACGAAGTCTGATATAGTAAGGGCACTCAAAGAACATGATAATGCTATGGAAATGATGTATAGGCATATCTTGTTGATTGATGATGTGTTTGCTAAGTATATTGATATGAAGAAAGACGGAGATGCTCTTGCTAAATTTATGAACGCAACGCCAAAGGAAGATGGCAAACCTAAACAGCCAAAACGTAAACGCCGCAGAAGAAGCACTTCAGCTAGCAAGAAATGATCTCATAGCATTTGGGAAGTTGTTCCTCCCTGATGATTTCATGAGGAGTGAAACGCCCCCGTTCCATTTTGAGATGGCGGATGCAATAGATAATATGGATGTGAAGCAATTAGCAATAGTCCTACCGAGGGGACATGGTAAAACCGTTCTCACGAAGGCAAGTATAATAAAAGATTTCAGTTTCTGCCCAAAGGATGATATGTTTTTCTATGCATGGGTGGCTGCGACTCAAAAACTAAGTGTTGGGAACATGGATTACATTAAGTACCATTTTGAATACAATGATAGGGTGAAGTATTATTTTGGGGACTTGAAAGGAAGAAAGTGGACAGAGGAGGATATTGAATTAAGTAATGGATGTAAACTCATATCAAAATCAAATGTCTCAGGAATCAGGGGAGGGGCGAAACTCCATAAGCGGTACGACCTTATATGCCTTGATGATTTCGAGCATGAACAAAATACTATTACCGCTGATGCAAGGTCTAAGAATGCTAACCTCGTCACTGCTGTTGTTTATCCTGCTATTGAGCCACATACTGGGCGTCTCCGTGTTAATGGGACTCCTGTGCATTATGACAGTTTTATCAATAACCTTCTCATCAATCATGCGCGTAGTGAGAAGAATAAAGAAGATTTTGCATGGAAGTTGATAACCTATAAAGCTATTAAACCCGATGGGACTGCTTTGTGGCCCAGTTGGTTTCCTTTAAATAAATTGGATGAGAAGAAGAAGTTCTATAGGGACTCTGGAACTGCTTCTAAGTTCTATCAGGAATATATGATGGAAGTCCAATCCGCTGAGGATGCGGTGTGGACAAGGCAGCATATAAAATATTGGGAAGGATATTATCTCCAAGAGGATGATAGTAATTTCATAATGGTAGATGAAGAGAAAGTACCTGTGAATACATTCATTGGGTGCGATCCCGCTACCGACATTGATACTAAGGAATCTGATTTTAGCGTGATAATGGTAATAGCTGTTGACCATAACAACAATAGAAGAGTCCTTGAATATGAGAGGCACCGCTCAATTCCCACAATTGGAGCGAAGGATAAGGATGGGAACATACTTGATAAGAAGGGCGTAGTAGATTACATAATAGAACTGTATGACAAATATAAGTGTACAAGTGCGACTGTTGAGGATGTAGCGATGAATAGGAGCATATTCCAGGCATTAAATGACGAAAGGCGGCGAATTAATCGCTTTGATATAGCGGTTATACCACAAAAACCAGGCGGAACACAGAAGAGAAATAGGATTTACAGCGGATTAAGTGGTATTTTCTCTGTTGGAGCGATGTTTTTCCGCGAAAATATGTTTGATTTAATAAATGAAATACTTACATTCGGCCCAAGGATGGCTCATGATGATACTATTGAGAGTTTATATTATGCGAACCTTCATGCATTCCCACCTAATTACAAACTTAGTGATGGAAAGAAACCTCAATGGTACAAGCCTAAACGTAAAGCTAAAAACTGGATAGTAGCATAATGGCACAAAAAAAACAACAAGGTCCTACTCTAGGAAAGAAAATATCGGGTTTGAAAACATATAAGCAAAAACTCTCTGACGTAAATCTTTACCAGGGAGATATAAATGATATATGGGATAAAGAGACTGTAGTGGCTGATTCAGTTTACCGAGACCTGCTTTCTAAGGATTATACTTCAGGGCAAATATTTCGATCAACTATTGGAGCTCCTCATATGTCTGATGAAGACTGGCCGAACTATATCAAGTACGGCAAGGATTACAAAAAGTATTCACAGCCTAAAGTAGAAGATGCTATTATAGATACTATGAAGAGATATTAGTATGCCCCGATTTGGCAAGAGGTCAAAATCAAGATTAGCAACTTGTGATATAAGGTTGCAAAAGTTATTTAAGGAAGTAGTTAAATATTTCGATTGCACAGTTATACAAGGACACAGAGGTGAAGCGGAGCAAAATCAAGCATATGACGCTGGGCGGAGCAAACTTCGGTTTCCCAAAGGAAAGCACAATTCTAATCCTTCGAGGGCTGTGGATGTGGCTCCTTACCCTGTAGATTGGAAAGACCGTGATAGGTTTCACTACTTTAGTGGGTTTGTAATGGGGATGGCAACTAAGCTTGAAGAAAAGATGCCAACCTTAAAGCTCCGCTGGGGAGGGGACTGGGATATGGACACCGAAGTTAAAGACAACAGGTTCGATGATTTAGTTCACTTTGAATTAGTAGAGGAATAATAATGGCAGCTAATAAAGAAAAGGCTAATCTGTCGCGTAGAGACACTATTGAATTAATGGCTATCCGAAATGATAAAGTATTTAATATGATGGAAGCTGTTGCTGATAAGTCTTATGTAAATATATCCGATATGTCTCAGCCTAAAGTAGAAAAAAGTACTAAGTCAATTCATAATGCATTAATGGCTGCTGGTATGTCCCCCGCTTATGGAAATATTGCAGATTTAGCAGATGCTACTTTATATGCATTAGAAGGTGAGCTTGGAGAAGCTGCATGGTCAATGGCAGCAGCTATCCCAATCATAGGTCAAATGGTTTCAGGTAAACGAGCTTTAAAGGCTGCAAAAGACTCTGGTGAAAAGATGATTACTTTATATAGGGGGAATCGGAAATGGGCACCAAAGGAAATGGTTAAAAATAGAAGATTTGTAGGTCCGGAGACTGTTGGTGGTCACACTGTAAGCGTAGCACATAAAACAGCTCCGTCTAAGTCATTGTTTGTTTCAACCGACCCCGTTTATGCGGCAGGAAGGGCAGAAGGGGGATTTTTCTCTATTAATGCGAAGCGTATATTAAAGTTTATGAAAAAAGAAAAAGCATATTATAATAAACATGATATGATGATATACCCAAATAATCCACATTGGAATAAAAAAGATTTTAATAAAGCTATTAAAGAGCAGATGGATAATATAGCATCTATAAAACGTCAGGCAAAATATGAAAATAGAGCAGGGCAACATGTTTTAGAATTTCAAGTGCCTCAAAGCTGGGTAGAAAAGTATGGCAAGACATCAGATGCAATAGGTGGAGCATATGAAGGGACTTTTCTATTTGATGAAGGACTTCCAGTGGCTTTTTTGAAAAAGGTACATAGGAACTAAGGAAACGTAAGCGTGGCAAGAAGAGGAAGACCAAATAAAGCTGAGATAAATAAGCAACTCTTTGGTAAGGCTAACAACTATTACAGGAAGAAGTGGTTTACTGATTCTCAGAAGAGTATGGATTTCTATTTGAATGAACAACTCTCTGCCCAGGAGAAAGAAGACTTACGTGAGGGTGGAATGCCAGATTTTATTATCAATAGAATTACTCCAGCTATTGATATTATGAAATACTTTGTAACTGCAAATAACCCCAGGTGGCAGGCAATAGGAGCAGAAGGAAGCGATTCTGATATAGCTCACGTTCATAGTATGATTTCAGAATATTGCTGGCACCTATCAAATGGTAAGAGTTTATTTGGTGGTGTAATTCAAGATTCTCTTGTTAAGGGTATTGGTATATTCAGAGTTGATGTTGATCCTGATGCAGATAGAGGTGTGGGAGAAGTAGTCTTTCGTTCAATTGATCCCTATGATGTATATGTTGATCCAATGAGTAGAGATTTTCTATTCCGTGATGCGAATTATATTATAGTCCAGAAGAATCTTAGTAAATCATCTCTTATTAGTATGATGCCTGCGATGAAAAGGAAGATTGTAAGAGCGACTGGTTCAACAGAAAGTAAACAGTATTCAATGAGGGATGTTCATGACTCGGAGACTATCCAGCCAGGAGATGTAGAAAATGAGGCTTATACTCTTGAAGGAGAGCAGGATGAGATTTTAGATTATTACGAAGTATACACGAAAGAGAGAGTTCCCTACATAAATGCATGGATTCGTCAACCTCCCTCTGCACAGGAACTTCAAATTATAAGAGATGAGGCTCGTCAAGAAGCAGAACTTATTGCAAAGGATATAGAAGTTTCTCTGAAAGAGAGAGAAGTAGAATTTTCTCAGTTAGTTCAAGAAGGAGAGATGCTCCCTGAGAGAATGGAAGTAGAAATGCAAAAAGCTGAAATGGAAGCTAGTGCAAAGATGGAAGAGCGGGAAGCAATCCTTGAGGCTAAACTTGTCGAAGCTAAAACTAAGACTGTGCAAGTTGTGATGGAAAAGTCTGTTTTTGATGACCTGATGAAAGATAAAGAATACGCTGCTAGCGTTGTCGAAGCAATTGATTTCTTTAAAACAAAGGTAAAAGTTTGTGCATCGGCTGGAGATATGTATTTATATGAAACGGAACTTCCATTGAGTGAGTATCCTATTATTCCTGTGATGTATAATTTTACAGGGACTCCTTACCCAATTGGGGCTGTTGTTCCAATGATAGGTAAGCAAAGAGAGATAAATAAGGCTCATCAGATAATGCTTCATAATGCTAATCTTGCTTCTAACCTAAGATGGTTATACACAGAAGGTAGCATTGACGAGGAAGAATGGGAGAAGTATTCTAGTTCACCTGGTGCTCTTTTAAAATTTAGACAAGGATTTGAAATTCCAACGGCCGTCCAACCTCTTCCGATTAACAATGCATTCTATACTATCACACAGGAGGGAAAAGAAGATATAGAATATATTAGTGGCGTAGCTTCTCAGATGCAAGGGGTAGGAGAACCTCAACACGAAACCTATAGAGGAATGTTAGCCCTTGATGAATATGGAACTCGTAGGATACGACAGTGGGTTAATAATGTAGTAGAACCCGCTCTTGAACAGATTGGAAAAGTATTCAAGGAGATTGCTCAGTTTACTTATAGCGCCCAAAAAGTATTTCGTATTGTTCAACCAGAAGCGGGAGCATCAGAGGGTGAAGTACAAGAAGCATCAATTAATATACCTATATACAATAATTTTGGTGAAGTTATAAAAAGGTGGAATGACTACCAATCCGCAAGGTTTGACATACGCATTGTTGCTGGCTCAACGCAACCTGTGAACCGATGGGCATTAATGGATGAGTATTTCAAGTGGTTCCAGGCTGGGCTTATTGATGATATTGCGATGTTGTCTGAGACAGATATTAGAAATAAGAAAGCAATTATACAGAGAAAGAGTATGTACGCACAAATGCAGGAACAAATATCTCAGATGGAAGAGGCGATAGACGATAGAGATGGAACAATTGAAACTCTTGAACGTCAAGTAGTACAAGCAGGCATACGTGAAAAAATTAGTCAAGGCGAGAAAGTTGTGAATAAAGAAATAACACAAACACAAGCCGAGCAAAAACTTCTGCAACGCATGATGAAAGGCGAAGCAGACTTAGCAAAGAAGGAAATGAAACTTGACAAAAAGAGTGTTGCAAGTGACAGGAGTTAATGATTAAATTAGAAGGAGTACAACATGAGTGAACAGAACCAGGAAAACCTACTCGCAGATGATTCAGAAAAGGAATCTGCAGTAGCCCCTGATGATTCACTGGCTGATACAGAGAATTTTTTCTCTCAGCTTGATCGACAAGTTATGGGTGAAACGCTAGACCAGCCTACAGTAGAAGCTCAATCGCAAGAGTCAACTTCCCCACAGGGGAACTCTGTTGCAGAGCGAAATGTCTCTCCCGATGAGGGGGTGGCGAATCTAGAAAAAAGGTACAGTGATTCTTCTCGCGAAGCAAAACGACTTAACAATCGTTTGAAAGAGATAGAACCATATATGCCTATTTTAGATGCTATGAAGGAAGACCCTAATTTAATTTCTCATGTGAGAGGTTATTTTGAGGGTGGAGGCTCAGCTCCTAAGAATATCAAGGAGCAACTTGGATTAGATGAGGATTTTGTCTTTGATTATGACGATGCTTTGTCTGACCCAGATTCATCATCTGCGAAGTTGTTTAATGCGACTGTAGATGGTGTGGTGCAAAAGAGGTTAAATGATTTTGCTAAACATCAATCAGAAAATGCTCGTAAGGCATCAGAGGAAAACTCCTTTAAGGAGAAATTCAATGTGTCTAATGAGGATTATGCTGAATTGATGGATTACGCAAAAGAACATAGACTGACTTTGGAAGATGTTCATTATCTCAAGAATCGGGACCAGAGGGATACGAGAGTAGCCGATGGAGCGAGGGAAGAGGTAATTCAACAAATGAAGAATGTAAGGTCTATGCCTACAAGCGTTGCATCCACTGGTAATACACATCGTGAAGAAAAATCAACCGATGATCTTATCTTTGATAAGTTGCTAAGTGAAGGAGCCGGGCTAGCAGAGTTAATGTGAACTAACTAAACATAGGAGTTTAGAAAAATGGCAGATACAAGCTATCCAAGCACGACGCCTCTTTTTCTGGCTACTTCTACGGGTTTAAGTGAAGGCTATGGAGCCTCACAAGGTTCATCTCTTAGCACTGGCGATTTACGCAGACGATATGATTTTTCTGAGAGATTTTCAGAACTATCGATTGCTCAGACCCCGTTTTTTCGGTTAGTCTCCCAAATCGCTAAGAAGCCTACGGATGATCCTGAATTTAAATTCACGGAAAAACGCCAGTCATGGATGAAGCGTTATGCTTATGTTGTAGGATACCATAATGGTAGTGCCGCTGTTCATAACAATGCCACATTACATGATACTTCTAACGATGCTATTGCAGCGGGCGCAGAAGTAGCCGTATATATGGCAGCCGATTATGAATCAGCTGGTAATATCCAGAATGTCTACAACAATGCAAATACGAAGATTGCCGTAGGAGACACGGGGACAGCCCCTGAGTTTTTCCAAGTCAATCAAATAGTCCGAATCAATACGTCCGCAGAAGCGGGGGGTGTTATTAGTGATTACCTTCTCATGCGTGTTACAGAGGTTGCGGCTCAATCCGCAGCTGATCTTTCAGGTGGTGGTGGAAGCGCCACTGCGGAAGTAAAAAAGGTAACGGGTAAACTTCTTCGCTCTTCATCTGATTCAGAGCTTGGTTCTTTTAGTTCTAGTAATGTTCCTATTTGTGAAGTGTACGATAGGGAAATTCATAGCCAGCTAGAAGGACAGAGGTCATACGTTGTTGGTAATTCTTATGAAGAAGGATCTGGATTACTTGGGAAAACGTGGAAAGACAGTCCTTACAGTACTGGTTATGGGCAGACACAAATCTTCCGTAATGAGTTTGGAATGACAAACACAGCCCGTGCTACGGTTCTGAAATATGAGCCTAACGAATGGGCACGTGTTTGGAAAGACAAATTGATTGAACACAAATGGGACTTAGAACAAGCAGGCTTGTTCAGTAAACAGGGTTCATCCGATTCCGTCGCACACACTCAGGGCGCAGTTGATTATGTGATGCAATTTGGGAATACATTCTCGTGGTCTACTAGTAAAACAGCAGACGACTTCTTGGATGATATGTCCAAATACCAAGACCCGCGTTACAATCAGGACAAGGCAACCGTTTTCTTTTGTGATACGGCAGTTTACAACTGGTTACACAAACTAGGTGGATATTTTAAACAGAATATCCAAATCGGACAAGTTGCTAAAGAATCGCAAGCCGATACGCAACTTTTCGGTGCAGACCTAGCTGTAACAGGTCGCAAGAAGGTTATGGGATTAGACATGACTACTATTAGTACTGTCTACGGTGACATTAATGTGACTCGTTGTATTGCTCTCGATGGTTCTCCCGTCAAGATTCTTGGTGTCAATTTGAATAATGTCAAATACCGTCCATTGGTCGGTAATGGCGTTAATCGTGATACTTCGATCTACGTGGGAGTTCAAACACTAGAGAACTCTGGTATCGACAAGAGAGTCGATATGATTCTCACTGAAGCTGGCTTCGAATTTATGATGCCAGAATCACACGCTATCTGGACTTAATAGTAGGTAGTGTAAATTGCAGGTAAATCTCCGTAGGTCTTTCCTCCTTTCTCCCTGCGGAGATGACCCTGTTTTTTAAGGAATAGAATGAATAAGCTTTGGGAAAAAGTAAATAATATAACAGGAAACGATACCAAGTCTAGGTATCTTGTTGAGTATATTAATGCTGGTTCTAAGTTTATTCTTTCAGCTTTACCTGAAAAATTTTTATGGACAATAGCAAGTGAATCAGAGATTAGTGGATGGGATGCTAGTGGGACAGATGTAATAGGAGATGGTTCTAGTATTGCATACGATAAAATACTTGCGGTATATAGATATGATAGTGGGAAAAGAAGAGTAGCTGCTGAAGCTCCAGATAATAGTATTCATATCTTTGATGAAGAGGATAGTCTTCTTAGGGCGACTGAGATGTTTCCTAAGTTTTATAAGTTAAGTGGAAAGATTTTTATAAAGCCTGATCCTGATTATAATTCATCTGGCTCTCAACAAACATACACTCCTCTTGGTGGAAGCTCTACGGATGTAGGTGCTGGTACTGGAGATAAGGGAGTTATAGTATATTCAGCCCCTCCAGTAATAGATGAGAATACAGATACTTGGATGTTAGTTGAATATGAGAATATAGTTATACTATATGCTGCTTCTCTTGATTTTATGAGGTTATCTCAATATTATAGGGGTCTTTGCAAAACAGAAGTAGATAGAATATTGTCAACTACAATTCCTTCTTTTACATCTAATCTTCCTAGTTCGTATCCAATATTTTCCTTTTCAGGGAGTATCCCCAGTGCATTTAGTTTAGATGAAACGATACCTAGTGATTTTACTATTACAGGATCAGTACCAGTAGGATTCTCACCAACTACTACTCTTCCTAGTGATTTTAGTTTAACAAAATCTATTCCATCATTCACTTTTGTTGGTAGTTTACCTTCTGAGATTTCATTATCTAAGACTCTACCTGATGGATTAGTGTTATCAAGATCGCTTCCCAGTGCTATTTCTGTCGGGGCTACTTTACCAACATTTAGTTATACTGATTCTCTTCCAGTCCCAATTAACTTGTCTTCTTCATTACCTAGTGCTTTTAGTATATCTTCAAGTTTACCTGATAATATTGTAATTGCGACATCCATTCCATCCAGTTTCAATCCTACACAAGCCCTATCAACAGGTTTTGTCATGAATACGAGTTTACCATCATATCCAGTTTCTGTCTTATCAACCGATATAACAGCTACAGTTGCTGATGTTGTGGATGCTGCAAAAGTACTTGAAGGTGATATGGCATCTGATGATAATAGTACTAAGACTAGCTTAAGTGCCATCCATTGGTTAGAAGATGAAGATACTGAGATGTCAAGAGCAGTTTCTGAGATTTCTCAAACTGAGCTTGGTATTGCACGATCTAGGTTAGAGAATGAGAAATTTAAAATAGAAGAGTTCGCACAGAAGGTAAATGCTAATTCCGCTGAATTTTCTAGTAATTTGAATAAATTTTCTCAGGAAGCTCAAGAAGAATCTCAAAGAATAAGCTCTTCTGTGGCTATACATAATGCTGATGTGCAAAAAGAACAACAGAGAATAGCTGCTGAGGTGTCAAAATATCAATCAGAAGTTCAGAAAGAAGGAACAAGATTTAATAATTCAATATCTTCATATCAATCTGAAGTCTCCAAAGAGCAACAACGGATTAACTCAGGCTTGAATATTTTTAAGAATGAGCTGGACAAAGAATCCCAAAGGTTTAATGCTGATCTTCAGAGTTGGGGTCAATCTCTTGCTAAATCGACTACGAGCTTTCAGAGTGATTTGGCTAAGTTCACAACAGAATTAGAAGAAGAGACAAGTAAGTTTAACACTGAAGTATCAGCTTATCAGGCAGAATTAGCTAAAGTAAGTGCGGCGAAGGGAATTGATGCCTCTAATTTTGAAAAAGAACTTCAAAAGGAAGTCCAGAGAATCAATACAGAAGTTAGCAAATTCCAAGCTGAGTTTTCAAGAGAAGCTAAAAAGTTTGATAGTACATTATCAGCATTTATGTCTGAGGTAGAAAAGGAAGGAAGTAGAATACAGAGTGGTTTAGGGAAGTATAGTGCTGAAATTGGAAGGGAAACGTCTAGAATTAATGCTGATGCTGTGAGGTATAAGGCTGAGATAGATAAAGAAGCCCAAAGGATCACAGCTCAACTAGGTATTTTTCAGGCTGATGTGCAAAAGGAAAGCCAGCGTATTGCAAATGGATTACAGATATATGCAGCAAAGTTAAATGAAAGCTCACAAAGATTTACAAGTGATTCAACAAAATTTCAATCAGAAATGTTAAAAGCAAAGTCTTCATTAGAAGAAGCAGGGATTAGACTCCAAACAGCTGGTGCTTATACGAAAAAGAGTAATGACTCTGTACAAACATCTGCTATCTACTATCAAAGAGCTTTAAGTGAACTTCAGGGAATCTCAGGTGCAATAGCCGCTCCTGAGGAACAACAACAGTCTCAGAGAAGAGAGCAGGGAGCTACTTCCTAATGACTATATTAGAAATGATGGAAAGAGCCAACTCCCGTGATACAAAACTAGTTATTGCTTTTGTTAAAGATGCTATTATGAGAATTCAATCAACAACTGAGGAAGTTACAAAGGTAGATAAGCAGAATATCGTAGAAAATACGCGAGATTATAATATCCCTGTTGATATGGTCGCAATAAAGAATATTAGCGTTCTTGATACTGAAGACGATAATAAATATAAGTTGATTCGTAGACTTGCAAACGAGCCAGTTATTACTGAGGATACAAATCCATAATGAGTTACGATACTCATAGAACATATGCATATTTCCATCTGGGGAAGCAACTTCGTTTATACAAAATTGTACGAAGCTCTGGCAGAGTAGTAGATTCACAGGGTAGGGTTAGCGGTGGGGCATCGGATGATCTTATTTACCCTGATGAGGCAATTACCAATGGTTTAAGGATAGAATACACGGCTATTGAGAAACCTTTTGTACAACAAGACCCAGAGACGACTTCTTATTCGAGTTTAACAGAGGTATCCTCCCCCGCAGAATCCACTCATGTTAATTTGAATAGGATGCTCTCTCTGGCAGTTGTAGATTTTATTAAAGCCGCAATGTCTGAAAGAGAAGGTAACATCCAGTTAAAAGAGTATTATATGAAAGAGTTTTACAGTAAAATTGCTGATAACGAGAGTAACAAAAACAAAGTTTTCATAGCACATGCTATGAGACCATTCGCAGTGAAATAGGAGATAAGTAATGAGTGGAAGAATTGATTATTCAATAAGTATGACAGCTATACAGGATGGTACTTTTGACATAACCTATGACCAAAGTCAGCAGACCAACGTATCAAATGCTGAAATGGATTTTATAGATACTAGTATTGGTAAAAGCCTTGGTGGTGGAAAATCAAATACAACTTGGGGTGCTAACTCCGTAGGTGGGTGGTCGTCTGGTACCCATACTCATATAACATCAAATGGAAGTACTGGGACAGATATTACTGTAGCCTCTGGAGATGATGGATTATGGATTAAGCACACTGGATTTAAATTTGACAGTGGGCTATCTACAACAGTAGAAGATACAGGTAAGGTTATAGTATATGCAGTAGGGGGTAGTACAGAAGTTTGTAGATTGTCAGCAGGTCAAGCTATGTTTTTCCCAGAACCTAAAGATGGGGATTGGAAAGTTAAAGATGATACTGGTGGCGAAGTTATTGCAGTGGAATATGCAATTTTAACCTAAATAGGAGAATAAGATGCCAAAGTTACCAAAGGGAATACTTGATTACTCAGCCCAAGAAAGTGTGGCTCCGTATATCAAGGCAGTGGTTGCCACTACTAGTACGCAAGATGCTTGTCGAGCAGTTCATATGAAGGGAACAGCAGCGGATGTAACTTTAACGATTGGTGGAGACGATATTGTCTTTCACTTACTTAAAGGACATACATATCCAATATGTGCGACAAAGTCTTCTTCAACTAGTGTAGTACTTTTATATTAGAGATTTAATATGCCAGAAGCAACTCGTTCATATGCTAATATAGAGTTTTTACAGGGTGCAGATTATGTCCTTGTAATTACTATGGATTCAGGCACTTCTTTTACGAATAAAACGTATAGAGCTACGGTAGTAAGAGATGCTTCTGGGACGGATTTCACTGGGAGTACGTCAACTGGGAAATTAGAAATCACAGAAACGGAGACATCGAATGTAGGGCAGGTTATCACTGCTGGAGGGGGATCATCCACTCCTACAATAACAGTTAAGTTTTATGGAACTGTAACAGATGATCTTCCTGATGATTTTGAAGGATATTGGGATTTAGTAGAAAAGGATGTAAGTTCTACTACGGCCGGTCATGCAGCTATATACACAAGGCAAATGGAGGGAGATGTAGTAGTTAGAAATATGGCTACTGCACCATTCTAATGGCATCAGAAAGCACAAATGTAGCAAGTAAAAGTTTTAGTACTCAGACGGCTATAAAGTCGTCAGAGTCATTCACGATAAATTCGGCAAAAATTCCTCATACATCTTCAAATATTAGTTCAACTAATGTAAAAGATGCTATTGAGGAAGTTGCAACCCAAGTTGCAGTAGGTGCGTCAGCCCCAGTAACGGCTGTTACCGAAGGTGATTTGTGGTACGATACAGATGATGATATTTTCTATGTAAGAAGAGATACTTCTTGGATTGAATTAGTTCAAGAAGAACTCTCAGGGAATATCGATGGTGGAACATGGTAATAATAAAATAAGGAGTTAGCTATGGCTAACAAAATACAGTTCAAACGTGGAACTGCCGACCCTTCAGCGTCAGGCAACTCTGTTGGAGAACCTCTATTCAGACACGATGATAATGCAAGTGTCTATAAGCTATTTGTAGCGAGTAGTGATTCTGCCGTAAAGTGGGTGGGAGCACCTATTCTTGACCAAGATGATATGTCAAGTGATAGTAATGTTTCTCTGGCTACTCAGCAGTCTATTAAGAAGTTTGTAGAAGACCAGATAACGGCTGAGTATCTTCAGTTCACTACTGATACTGTTGGAAACATACAGGTAGACCTAGACAGTGAGACCCTTTCCATTCTCGGTGGAGAAGGAATGGATGTAACTCACAGTAGTGAAACAATTACTGTTGCTGGTGAAGATGCTAGTGACTCCAATAAGGGTATTGCTAGTTTTGCAACCGCTGATTTTACAGTAACAGCTGGTGATGTGGTAATTGCCACAGATGCTGTTTCGAACTCTCAGCTTGCAAATATCGCTCAAGGAAGTGTAAAAGTTGGTGGTGCCTCAAATGCTCCTACTGACTTAGACGCTAAAACCGATGGGCAGATTCTTGTAGGTGATGGTACTGATGTGGCTTCGGTAGCTGTTTCAGGTGATGCGGCTATAACGAATGCTGGTGTTGTTACAGTTAGTGGTGCTGCGAACTTTGACCTTGATGGTAATGTGGATTCGTCCACACAGGCATCAACTTGGACATTGATTGATGATAATGCAGCGGCATTATCATTTGATGCAACAGATAAAGCAGGCATTCTGAAGTTGGTTTCTACTGATAGTGGTGAAAAAGTAACAATGAGTGGTAGCTGTGAAATCGATGGAGACATTACTGTCACAGGCGATATGACAGTCTCAGGTGATACTACCACAACAGTATCAGAAACAGTCTTAGTGGAAGACCCAATGGTCAGACTTGCTACTGGAAACGCAGCTGATACTAATGACATAGGATTCTATGGTAAGTATGTTTCTAGTGGTATAAAATACGCTGGTATTTTTAGAGACCGCTCTGTGACAGGAGCCCCGTGGGTATTCCAAGACAGTATAACCACAGAGCCCCCTGCGACAGGTAATGTTACACTTGCTAGTTTTGCACCCATTATGGTTGCGGACATAACAGGGACTGACAACTCTGCTGGAAATGGTACTCTGAGCGGTTTTGACATTGACGGTGGTACTTGGTCTG